AACATTGAAAATATTAAACTGGACATAAAGAGTTTATTCATAGGAAAACCAAAAAGGTTCACTTTCTCTGCATTCATGATGCTGTACATAATCACTTTTGGTCCAAAATATAATTTAAGTTCAATTAGACTAAAAAATGAGCTAATGAAAAGTCCAATTGAAGCATGTACGATGAGAGGAGGCATGTCATCTGACAGAAATAAAGAACTAACGTCTTGTAGAGCTGCTGAGACCATAATGAATGGGATTGTAGAGGAATGCATGATGCCTGTGGCTGATCTAGAAAATGTGTCTGTATATGCTCTTAAATGTGTTGAGATGATTAATGGAAATAGGTATAAGAACAGAGTTGTTGACAAAGATCAAGTAGGCAATAGAGATATATCTGTTTTGAATTTTCCATATAGAATAGGAGCCTTATTTAATGAAATGATTACAAAGTCTATTGCATCCTCTGTCAGCAAATCAGTGTTGAACGATCCAAAAAAGTCATTCAAATTTGATGAAGCAATGAGAAATTATGACTATGTTAATGACATACTAGATACTAACGATCAATCAAGATGGGGTCCCAATGCGATTATGGAGTTATTTTACATATGCTATTCAAATTCTATAGATGATGAAGTTCTGTTAAGGATGATGGCAAACACATTTGAAAGAGTAGCAAACAAACTAATGAGAGTCCCTGATGAAGTGCTTAGGTTTGTCAAAGCTGAGAAAACTATAGGAAAAGACTCAATAACAGATAGATTAATCAAAAGATTGAATGGAAGAGAAGAAGTTTTATTTGAATTCTCGATGGGTCAAGGCATACTGCACCAGACATCAGATTTAGTTCATGTTGCTGCTGATGATATTTTGTCAATTGTGTGTAAGAAATATGGAAATTTTACAATTAAGAAATCTTTAATAACATCAGATGATTGCTTTAGAATTATAACACCAGCAACTGGCTCTCCAGATTGGAAATACATATCTTGGTTCATCAAGGGTTTCATGCAGTCAGTTAATATTCTTAGGAATCCTACAAAAAGTTTTTTGTCAACTCACATTGGGGAATTCAATAGCGAATTTTACAACAATAAGGTGCTTGTGGTGCCGACAATAAAAAAAGCAATATCAGAAATGGATTGTGGTCAGGGAGAAAGTATCTTGAATGATTTAATTTCTGCAAGCATGAAAGGTTCAACATCTCTAGCTGATGGTGCATCTATGGTAATAGCTGATTCGGTTGCAGTAGCTTCACTACCCATGACAATAGAACAATGGAACTATTTCAAACCTAATAGAGCACCTGTCATTAATGGGGGATTGCCTATGATATCATCAATTATCTCACTAATATCAGGAACTGTGGGTGTGATTTCAATGT